CCTTTCTATTTTCAATTGCATCACAGTGATACGAGTCTCCTGTGTTGCATCTAATCCTAAATCTGCCATTCACTTATCGCAAGTGAATTATTTAGTCATCTGGATCTAAGAAGTTTACCTTCTCATGATCTTTCTTTGCTAACCTTTTCTTTGCTTCTGCACCAGCATCTCTACCATATTCATGCTTAGGAGCATCTTTCTTTTTCAGTACTTTCTTAATAGCATCACCTGCCTTTTCTTTCCAACCCTCAAAAGTAATTTCGACTTCTTCTTTTTTCATTGGTAATCCCTTATGTTTTGTAGATGCAAAGTCTTTAGCATCTTTCTTTTTAATTTCGGAAGCAACCTTTGCTACTTCAGGTGAAGCAGAACCTTCACCCTTCTGAGCAGCACGAACCATACCAAAAAATCGTTGTTGTTTCTTAGATACTGCAGGCATTAGTCACTACCACGATTGGAATGTCTGTCAGAATACCTACCATCTGATGCTTTTTCAGTTGGATCTCTATGATCTTCCTTTGCTCTCTTTGCTCTAATTGCAGCATTCTTTTTCTTTTGAGCAGCAGATGGTTCAGGCATCTTATCACCCTTAGTCAAAACACCATCACCATGTTGCTTTTTAAGTTTAGCAACTACATAATCAAACGCTTTATCAGATTCTGCAACAGCAGCCTTATCAGGTTTCTTCTTAGAACCAATCTGTTTCTTCAAGTCATCATAATCCATCTGAGTTCTAATTTTACGTGCAGCATCCTGATCTTTTGGATTGTCGCTAACACTTTTAGTGAAAGCGTATTCTCTACGCTTATCACGAAAGTCTTCGTAGGTAATCATTTAACCGTATCCGTTGTCACGCATGAACTTTTTAAATGCAGGAGAGTTGATTCCTTTATCTGGAGAATCCATTCTCTTTTGCTTTTCACTTCTCTTATCTTCTTTTTCACCTTTCTCAGGATTTCTTTGATAACCTTCAACTTTAAATTGAACGTCATGCATCTCACCTAATTCACTAAGAGCTTGAGCAACTCTGTCCCAAAGAATTTCTTCTTTGATCTTAGTATCATTATCCTCTTCAATAGTCTCAACCTTTCCACCAAGTACTTGTTCCAGTTTAACTTCTGGATCAATTACCACTTTGTTCTTCACTTTAGTTTCTTTTACTTCTTTTTCTGCTTCTGTTTCAGTAGCACTTAAAACCTCAGTAAGATCATCTCTCCAACTTGAGAATCCTTCTTTCTTAGTCTTCTTTGCTGCTGCTTTTTTCATTGCAGCATTCTGTTTCATGATATCTTCAATTGAATCACCAATACCAGTAAATCCTGCCTTAGAAGGATCTGTTTGCTTAGAAGTCTTTCTCTCTTTCTCCTGTTGTTCAGGATCTCTTTGATAACCTTCCTTCTTTACCTTAGGTGCTCCTGCTAGGTCATTATCCTTTTTCTTTTTCTTCTCTATATCTACAGGGTTTAATGAATTACCATCCTTATCATACCCATACTTTTCATCTTCACTATAAACTGTAGAATATAATTCGCCATACTCCTCATTCTTGAGATGATCAGCAGCCTCATATCCTTTAGCACCTGCTTTATAATTTTGATATGCCTTAGTATTTGCTTTCTTATCTGCTCTAGTAACTATCATCTTCTTAGGAGCACTAGAATCAGATGCAGCAGCTTTAGGTTTTCCATAAACTGCTTCTGCATAAAGGGAATTTAAGTCCTTCACTGCTTTTTTCTCAGAATAGATGTCCATTTTATCTAGAACTAGTTTTTTCTATACTTATTTAGGAAATTCTTAAATGACTTGAGTGTACCACCAGGAGTTTTATCTTCTACGTTCTTGAGATACCCTTTAGTACCCACTAAAGTATTAGGATGAGTCTTATCTCTCATCTTACGATCCATTTTTACTTCACTGTATGCTTCAGATACATCACCTATCCAAGATTTGAACATCATATTGTCTTCTGTAACACTAATCAAGTAGTTAGTACCACGACGAACAATGCGTCCTCTCAATCCTGTATTATCATTTTCAATCAAATCTCCGATGTTGAATATCTTCTTAAGGAAGAAATTCTCACGCAGTCCTTTCCAATCAAGTTTAGATGCAATCTGCCAAAGAGATTCTTTAACTGATTTTGCTTTTGATTGTGCCTTACGTTTAACAGAATTAAAGATATTCTTTGCTAATTTTTCATCAACTTTGGATGGCATTCCACTCAACCAAGTCTTAAAATCATCATCTGCTGCTGCTTTTCTTAGTTTAGACGCAGACATTCCCTCGATGCCCTCAGCATCGGGGTCTCTGTCCCCTGCTGAAACAACGTTAATGTCCTCAAAATCATAGAGTTCTCCGTTGTACTTGAGTGCGAGTTTTTCAAACTCAGCCTGTCTGTCAGCACCAACCATGATGTTGATACTACTGTATCCGTCCTCATTAGCCTTCTTCAATACGTTAAATATAGTCTTCATTTCTCCATCATTCACAATTCTTTCACCATGTTTTGGATATAACTGACGCATAAATGCGATCTTTTCATCTGGTGATAATGGATTCTTCTTATCGTCTTGTGTTCTTGATGGATAAATGCCGTAGTCCCCACCTTTTGCTGCTGCTTGAGCAGCATTCATAAGTTTTTCATGTCCAACCGTAGGGGGGTTGAACCTTCCAAAGGCAACTGTCATTGTACCTTTGTCTTCTTTCTCTCCTTCACCACCATCTTCTGATGCTGGCATTCCAGTTGCACCACCTTGTGCTTGTGGTTGCTTAGTCTGTTGAGCAGGTTGAGCCTGTGCTGCTTTTTCTTTTGCAGGTGCGTCTTCTTTACCTCCTCCTCTCTTCTGAGCAAGTATTAATTCACCCTTTTCAGTATGTCCACGGTAATTTCCTTCCCTATCATACCAGTTTCCATGACCATCCGAAACAAATCCCAAGCGTCGAGCTTGCTCAACTGCACGGGATGTTCTAGGTGCTTCGGATAAAAATTGCTGAAAAGACTTCATATCTACTGCTTTCCGTATCTTTATTTATTTCTTTTTGTAATCACACATTATGTGAGTAGGGTATAGACCACCCTGCTTGTTTCTAATATTCCACATGAATTTATATACTGAACTCTCCATATGTATATCAATACGCTTTCCTTTCCCTGACGATCCACCATAATGAACCGTAACATCCCCAGTAATTGCAGAAGATCTATTCATATATTCTTTATCTACCTTATACATTTTAACTGGTCCTATACCTCCATGAATCATCCAATAATTATATCCTATAGCATACTGTAACATTGTCTTTATCATACCAATATCTGCTTCTGAAGTTGTATTAACCTTTGAACCTTTATAACCTTTACCATAATTTTGAAAAACGGATGCAAATTCAACTGGATCTATACCAAACATTTTAAAAATACCTTTACCAATCACATTAGTATAACCAGAATAACCTTTTTGTTTAGTAAAGAAATTTTGATAATCATTAGGTTGAAATATCTTACCAACTCCTGAATTAATAAATGTCAAAGTATTTCCATGCTTAAGAGAAAGGTATACTTTTTCATTATTTCTCCATCCTGTAGTAATATCAGTAATTATACTACCAATATCTAAGGTATCTTTTCCACCAGCAGTAACATACAATCTATTAGAATTTCCTGCTATTGGTCGTGGTTGATTTTTACCACCTACAGCTTCAACATCAATGAGTCCTCCAGGAATGCCTATTTTCTCAAGTAATTCCTTTGCTTCTTTCTCGTATGGAGTTGGTTTGCACTGACAATTTAAATAACAATCAAGACTTTCATAGAAATCTTTTTCAAATTTAATGCCGAGATTAACCCTTTTGCCAGTTTGTCCTCCAAATTCTTCTGTTTTTTCCAAATCATTTAACTTAACTGTCTCTATAGTACCATCATCTACGTACTTTCCAGTAAATTTTAAAGAACCTTTACCATTCAACACATTTTCCAAACGAGCATATGCCTCTTTATAATCAGATTGCTGATCTGTCTCAAAAGCAATTATCTCCTCATTCCCTTCAGTAAAAACTAATGCTTCTGCATCAAACTGTCCTCCTTTTACTCCTGCACCTGGTATAACCAAAAATCTATTCATATAACCAGGAAGATGAAAAAACTTCTTTAAAAGAAGTTCTGCTCTATCTCCTTTCCTAATCTGAGTTTTATCTAACTTTGCCATCAGACTTTCTAATTATTTAGATAAACCTCCCCTATTTCCCAACAACCCAGATTCTCATCTCCAATAACATCCATAGCAAATTCTAATCTGTTAGCAGGTACTATAACACAATAACCTATACCAAGATTAAATACTCTTCTCATTTCCAACTCATCCATATTACCCTGACGTTGAATCTCTAAGAAGATTTCTGGAACCCTCCAAGCATTCCAATCAACATGTGCTTTTAATCCTTTAGGTAAACAACGTGGTAAGTTCTCTGGAATACCACCACCTGTAATATGTGCCATACCATATACTTCATCCATCTCACTTAGCAATCTATTAACTACTGGTGCATAGATTGTAGTTGGAGTAAGTAACTCAGGATAATTACAATAATTTAACTTAAGTCTTCTTGCCAAGTAATTAACAATACTATATCCATTACTATGAAGTCCACTACTTTCTATACCAATAATCTTATCGCTTGGTTTAATACTTTTCCCATCTATAATATCTTTCTGCTCTACTATACCAGTACAAAATCCAGCAAGGTCAATCTTCATCTGATACTTAGGATGTTCAGCAGTTTCTCCACCTAACAATTGCAAACCTGCTATCTCACATCCCTTAAGAATACCAACCATTATATCAGCAACATTATCATCTAACTTCTTAGTAGAAATATAATCTAAGAAGTATAATGGTTTAGCACCACAAGTGATTATGTCATTGACACACATAGCAACTAAATCAATTCCTATAGTTGTATAGTCATTAGCAGCTTGTGCAATATCAATCTTAGTTCCTACACCATCAGTTCCAGATACTAAAATAGGTTCCTCGTATCCTACGGGAACCTTAAACATACCACCAAACCCACCAAGTTTAGGAACTTTATTTTTAAGTTCTTCTACAAACTTATTGCCAGCATCTATATCAACACCAGCAGTTTTATAATCTAAAACAATACCTTCTTTCTTAAAATCAAGAGGTTCAAAATCAGTCATCGTTTAGTAGTGTTGCTACGTGTTCTGTTAATTATACTAATGAACTTATCACCAGCAAAGGTTCCACCAAGACACACATCAATTTCATCTCCATCTAACCAATTCATATCACCATTCATTTTAGTGTGTAACATGGCTTCCTGAATCTTATCGATTACTTCTTGGGTTAACTTCATACGTCACCTTCCTTTCTATTCTCTGAATGATGAACATCAAACTCTCCACCAGGATATCTTGCCTTTAACTTCTCTACATTCATTTCAATAATCTCATCAAAGTCTGTATCAAGTGCCATACATGCCTGAGCAACATACCACATGATGTCTCCAAGTTCTCTTTTCATATGAAAGATGTTCTCATCATTCACTGGTTTACCTTGAAAAACAATCTTCTTTACTACCTCAGTAAACTCACCACCTTCAGCACAAATACCAAGGGCAGCAGTTAGTAAACGATGAATAGGTAATCCATCACCACTCTCTACTGATTGTATCCCAAAGCATCTAGAATTAAATGAAATATAATCCTTAGATTCTTGAGATGTTACTGCATCTACAAATTCAAGATACTTTTTGGAATCTACTTGCATGTTCGTTACGTAGTTTTAAATAAAGATTACAATAAAATTCAACATCAGCCTCACATGTTGCATCAACCCACTCTCCTTTAACCAAGTCCAGTAGGGCAACCAATTGTTCATCACTAAGTTTCATTAGAATTTAAGTTGGTTGAATTTATCTTTAAGAGGTTTGTCTTTAGAGAAAGCTTTCTCCGCTAAAGAATCATACTCTTCTTCTTGCCCACTGTCAAGTAAGTCACTCTGTGCTCTTTGCTCAACGTCATATAATCTCATCTTTGCCCTATCAACACCCACAATAAATCTCTTATTGATAGTGGGATCGTTATACCTATTCTTTAATTGCTTAACCATTATCTGTCCCAAACCTTCCAACTCTTCTGTAGAAATAAGGGCAAACATAAGGTCAGCAGTAGCAGGGAGTCCAAAAGACTCAGAGGTGTCAGTAAGGTCCACATCAGAACTAGCAAACCCGCTACGAGTAGTTTGAGTGGCAGATACAATCGGAACGTTCGCCTCAACTGCGAGACCCCGTAATTCTTCTGCGATTGCTTTGATGTATGAGTAGGAGTTGACATTTGCGTTACCACGATACCTACTAGAGGCACAAATATTGAGATAATCTATGAATATTATATCTGGTCTAAATGATTTCTTCAATGCAAGTTCATTTAGTAACGATTTAAAATGTCCTGAATGAGCAGATGCAGTAGGGTACTCTTTTATAATTAACGTTCCTTGCGTTTTCTTAGCAAGAGAAGTAACCTTACTCTCGAACATTGGTTTAGGCAAATCAGTAATCTCTTGAATATTAACATTCAAAAGATTTGCATCAATCCTCTCCGCAATCTTTTCCTCTGCCATCTCAAGAGTGATATACAATACATTATGTCCATTGACGAGACTGGATCCAGCCATGTGACACATAAACAAAGACTTACCAACACCTGTACCAGCAAGAGCGATATTAAGAGTCTTATTAGGAATACCACCCTTAGTAATCTTGTTAAAATATTCCAAGTCGAATGGTATCTTATCCTCCTTCTTGTGATAACTCTCATATCGTGCTTCGGAATCTTGGAAATAGTCATGTCCTACATTGTTATCAAAGGAAACTGCTAAGGCATCTGAAAGAATACTTGGTATTGCATCTCTTCCTCTTTTATCATCTTGCCCATCAGCAAGTTTTATAGACTCCATCAATGCCATATAAATGGCACGATCTCTACACCACTTTTCACTAGTATTAACTAACCACTCTTCGTCAGAAGGAGAATCATCTAAAACTCCTATCAATTCTTTTATATTCTTATACGAATCTTCATTAACATCATTACGTTGTTCTACTTCAATATAAAGTGCTTCCTTAGAAGGAAGTTGATCATACTCTTCAATAAATGAAGATACTTCCTCAAAAACAATTTTCTGTGAAGGTTGCTCAAAATAATCTCCTTTAATAAAAGGAATGACTTTACGAGCATAGTCTTCATTATGAAGGAGACTTCTTAAAACTAGAAGTTCAACGTTATCCATATATTAACTGGATGTAAGTTTTTGTAAT